TATTTCCGCGGATTGCGTAATCGGGTGGACGGCATCCTGGGCCGGTGGATGGAACGAACCGCCGCAGAGTCCAAAGACTTCCCGCCAGACTTTAACCCCGCGGCGCTCTTGCCTGACGGCGCCCTTCCCGACCTGGTCGCCATCGTCGAGCGGGCCATGCTCCGGATGAGCAAGAAAACCGTGGACGCCATCAACGAGAACGGCCTCGCCGGAACTCTGGAATGGTCGCAGCGATTGCCATTTGTGCAGTCGGTCCTGGTCCAGGCGCCCAGCCGGGCGACGATGATCCATGGGACGACCAACCAAACCATCAGCCGGGCGGTGGCGGCGGCTCTTGAGCAGGGCTATTCCATCGAGCAATTGGCGCGTGGAGTCCCGGCGGACAAGTTCCCCGGCCTGAGGTCGATCTTGACCGAGACCGAGAACCGCTCCCGGTTGATCGCCCGCACCGAAATAATGAGATGCCAGAACCAAACCAGCATCGGCTTCTTCAAGGAGCAGGGCTTTGAGTATGTCCGCGCCGACGACATTGACGGTGACCCGGACGACACATACGTCGACCCCGGCGATCCATATGGCCGGACTTGTGCCGAGCGCAACGGCCAGGTTTACACGGTGGAGCAAGCCCAGGACATCGACGACCATCCCAACGGGACCTTGAACTGGCAGCCGATGCCGAGGAATTATAAGCCGGAGGAATTAGCATGATAAATAAGTTCCACCTCTCCGACGCGAAAGTCGTTGACGACCGGCAGGGAATCGTGGAAGCATACGTTAACACGATGGGCGTCCGTGACTCCGACGGCGACATAATCGACCCCGCGGCCTTCGATGCCAGCATCCGCGGCAATCTGCCGATCCCGGTCCTGGCCGGACACGACCAATCCAAGCTGGTCGGAAAGGTTATATTTGCCCAGGCCGAGAAGGGCGGCGTCGGTGATGAACATCGGCTATATGCTCGTATGCAGATGAACCTGGAGACTCAGGCGGGCCGAGAGGCTTATTCCAACGTCGCCGGCGAGTATATCCGGGAATGGTCGGTGGGCTTCAACTTACCGGCTGGCGATTCGGTCGCTTATGACCGGGCCGGCAAGACAACGACCCGCCGAATATTGAACCTGGACTGGGTCGAAGTATCCGCGGTTATCCGGGGCGCTTCGCCCGCTACCGCTACGATCGCGGCAAAGTCGGCGTCTACCAAGGCGCCGGACACATTCGAAAGTCGGGCCGAGGCAGAAACCAGGGCCGAGGGGCTGGGCTGCTCCGGCGCCCACCGGATGGAGGTCGATGGGGAATCCGTCTGGATGCCATGCTCGACCCATGCGGCCTATGAGTCGGCGACGTCCGGCGGCAGCTACGCCGCCCCGGAGCCGGAGATCAAACCATATCCGAATTTCCACGCCTGCCGCATCCGCGACCCGGAGAATTTTAACCGGTTCCGCACATCCTCCGAGACCATCGAGGGCGGCGATTATGACGGGAAAGAGATCACCATCATTTTCGGACGCCACGCCCAGACCGAGGAATGGTCTTTAACGTCTTACCGGATGTCAGTCGAGGATTGGACAGAGGCCCAGGCCCGGTCTTTCTGTCGCGACCACAACGGCATCTTGTTCGAGCCAGCCACCGGCGAATCTATGTCGGACGATCCTGTTGGCGCCGCCTCTGACACGGTCACATTGACCGCCTCGGACACGGCCAGTCAACGACTACGCCTTGCAAGATTGCGCCTCGCGTTAAAAGTTAATCAATAGATGGAGTTATAAATGGATACAAAAGAATTAAGGAATCAGGCCGGCGCATTGCTCGACCAGGCCCAGGCCGCCGTCGAGCAGGGCGAGATGGAGACCTTCCAGAGATTGGCCGACGAAGCCCAGGCCACGATGGTCAAAGCGGATGAGATCGACGCCGCCGCCTCTCAGGTGAGGAAGCTGCGCGGAGAATTTAATCAGCCGCTGAACTCGATCCCGGTCACGTCCAACGACGTGGCGATATACAACCCGATGGACACCACGGCAAACCTCAAGAGCAATTACAAGCCCGCATCATGGGTCAAAGGTATGCCAGCAATGGCGCAGCCGTTGTGGGTTCAGGAGCAGATGGGCGACAACATCAAAGAAGAAGCTCGGTTTATGACCGATACCTTCATCAAATGGTTCCGGTCGCCGTCCGAGGATATGTTTTGGAAAACTGCCAGCCCCGACGAGATTAAGGCCATGCAAGAGGACACCGACGCCGAGGGCGGTTTCTTCGTCCCGGAGCAGTTCATAAACCAAGTGGTGCATGATACGGGCGTACCCGGCTCACAGCTTCGGCCCCTATGCACCGTAATCCGTGTGTCTGGCAAGGACGGATATTTGCCGACGCTGGCGAGTGCAACCTGGGCGGCAATCGCTGAGGAAGCAGCGCCGACCGAGTCCACGCCGGTGGTCGGTCAGGTCACGTTCTCCGTTGAGAAGTCCGGCGGGCTGGTCAAGGTCAGCCGCGAACTTCTGGACGACTCGGCCATCAACCTCCCGGCGTTCCTCTCACAGATATTCCAAGAAGCCGCTGGACAGTTCGAGGACGTTGGTATAATCTCCGGGAACAACACGACGCAATATGCCGGGATCATGAGCGATGGAGATGTGGCCTTCTATACGATGGCTAACGCGACTTCGGTCGTGGGCGCTGACTTGATCGGGACCTACTACGCATTGAACGCCCAGCACCGGGCCAACGCGAGTTGGGTGATGAAGTCAGCCATCGCGTCCCTCATCAACTCGATCGCCATCACCGCCGCTGGAGTGCATAGCATCCCAAGCCTGACCGCGGCGCCTGCCGACTTCATCCTCGGACGGCCAAACGTCTTGACCGATGTAACCTCTGGCTTGGGTGGCACTATCACCTCAACGGAGAAAATTGCCATTTTCGGGGACTTTAAACAGTATTACATCTTCGACCGGGTGGGCTTCACCATCCGCCGGAATGACAGCCTGTACATGGGGAACGACCAGATAGGATTCTTCGCTTCCCGCAGGGGTGACGGCCAGGTCGGCCTCGCCGCTGCTTTCAAGATTCCACGCGCCGCCTAATAATTCGAAGGGGCGGGGCTTCGGTCCCGCTCCTTAGCAAAGGAGAATAAAATGCCATTAGCATTATGCGTTCAAAACGTGGTCTTTGGAGCTACCGGGGAAACATACGAATCAGGGAAAGAGTACGATGTCCCGGATGCCACGCTGGAAGGATACCCGGACTACTTCGAGAAGATGACCGGGACAGCCGAGAATAAGATGGCAGACACTGCCGAGGACAAGTCCGACGAGGCCGCGGAATAGTGGCGACACGCCACACATACGCCACGTCGGACGACCTCCGGGATTATCTGGCTGGCTCGGCCTTCTCCTCCGGGTGGACCAGCGACGCCGGGAGCATCCGTCGTATTCTGGAAGGCGCCTCCCGACGGATCGACAATTATTGTGAGGGCGGGACGTTTGGGCCATTGACCGAAACCCGATTCTATGACATTGGCTCCGGGTCGTTGGTCCAATCTCCCCAATATGTCGTCCTGTCCGGCTCGGATGATATAGCGACCAGCGGGTCGCTGGCCCAGGTCATTCCGCTGGACGGCTGGCTGGTCTCCCCGACTACCGTGACGGCATACGACGACACCGACCGCGGCGCGAGTACGGTCCTCACCGAGGGATACAATAACGACTTCTGGCTGATGCCGTACAATTCCGCGCCAAAAACCATCTTCAAACTGAACGAGGATACATCCAACACATTGGACGCCGGCCAGCAAACCTTGAGCATCCTGGGAAGCTGGGGTTATACCGCGGACACTTTATCGGTCACGACGGCGGACGCTATCGGCTCAACGACGGCGACCTCCATCAGCGTGACCAGCGCGTCCGGCCTTGGCCCGGCCCAGGCCATCCTGATCGACTCCGAGCAGATATACATCACGGCCATCAGCGGCAACACCCTGACCGTCCAGCGTGGCGTCAATGGAACCACGGCGGCGACTCATTCCGGCGGAGCCGCGTTGACCCGCTTCGACTATCCGGAGCTGGTCGTCCAGGCTTGTCTGGACATTGCGAAATTGACCTTCCGCAACCGGGACATGGGATCGGGCGGCAGTATCGGCAGCGGCGAGATGGCAATGACCGTGGTAGAAGGAGAAGTCCGGTCGGTACTGCGGACTCTGGACGACTATCGAGTGACCGGAACCAGCAACGGGATAATCTTTTAATGGCTGAACCATTCGGGACAAAGATCGAGATAACCGGCCCAATCTTTGACGGCTCCGGCCTCAAGGTGATGCAAGGAGTCGTCAACCGTGGGCTGCGTGACCTGGCTGTCTTTGAAGGCGCGAACAAGGTTTCAGACCAGCTTTATGGCCCGCCGGCTCATCTCTATTGGCAGTCTACAAAGGCGGAACGCCACGGCGCCCATACCCGGACATTAAAGAGGGCTATCGGTGTCAGAGTACCGGGCGACAATGTTGTCGTTGTCGATGCGTTTTCCAACAATAGGAGTGGAAAGCCGATCAACTACGCAGACAAGGTCGAGCAAAAATATGGGATGTTCGC